CTCGCTCTTATCGGCAGGGTGCTGCCGATGACCATTGCTGGTGACGACGAGAATCCGCTGAAGACGATCACCAAGGTCGAGTACCAGATCGTAGACCCGAAGGGATGATGGCCGCTTGGCCGATATACTGCATGTTCCGGTGGCGCGAGTGTTCGCGCCGCTTCTGGTTCCTTCGCGCTACAAGGGCGCTCACGGAGGCCGAGGCAGCGCCAAGTCGCATTTCTTCGCGGACCAGGTCGTCAGCCGCAGCGTTGGCCGGCAGTTGCGCATCGTCTGCATCCGCGAGGTGCAGAACACGATCAAGGAATCGGTCAAGCAGCTGATCCTGGACAAGATCGAGTATCGCGGCGTCCAGGACATGTTCGAGCCGCTCTCTGACGAGGGCGAGATCCGGTCCCCTCACGGTGGTTTGATTATCTTCCGCGGCATGCAGTCGTTCAACGCGGAGAACATCAAGTCCCTTGAGGGGTTTGACATCGCCTGGGTAGAGGAGGCCCAGACGCTATCCGAGCGCTCGCTGAGGATGCTTCGGCCGACGATCCGCAAGGAAGGCAGCGAGCTGTGGTTCAGCTGGAACCCCAGGCACGACACGGACGCCGTCGACAAGCTGCTGCGCGGGCCGCACAAGCCTGAAGGTGCGATTGTCGTCGAGTCCAATTGGAACAACAACCCGTGGCTTCCGGAGGTCCTTCGCAAGGAGAAGGACGCTGACTACGCGGCTGATTCCGAGATGGCCGAGCACGTCTGGGGTGGCGGCTACGAGATCATCTCGGAAGGTGCGTATTTCGCCCGGCAACTCGCCCAGGCTGAGAAGGAAGGCCGCGTTGGCCATTTCCCATGGGATGGCCGCACGCGCATCCGGACGGCGTGGGACCTGGGCATTGACGACTACACGGCGATCTGGTTCATCGCCGACGATGGTTTCACGGCGACGGTGCTCGACTACTACGAGGTCAGCGGCGACGGTTATGACGACATCATTTCGGTGTGCATGCCGGAGCTGTTCATTCCGCCGCCGAATGAGGAACGCTTTGTCGGCTGGTCGCGAGAGAACGCGTTGAAGCTGCTCAAGCGCGAGCAGCCTTTCAAGTACGCCGGCCACTTTCTGCCGCACGACGTCAAGGTTCGCGAGCAAGGATCAGGCGGCCGTCATCGCTATCAGATCATCCAAGGTCTGGGCGTGAAGGGGATACACAAGGGCGTTGCGGCGAACCCGGAGGAGCGCGTTGCGGCGGTCCGCAAGCTGCTGCCGGTGGTTCGGTTCAACAACACGCCGCGGGTTGCGCGAGGCCTGCAGCGACTGAGGCGCTACTCGCGCAAGATGAACGACCAGCTTGGGACCTATACGGGCGAGCTCCACGACATCAACTCTCATGGTGCGCACGCGTTCGGCGAGTGGGCGATGAACTGCGGGATCGAGCCACCGGCGATCATCGTTCCGAAGAAGCCCAAGCTCGATTTGAACCAGGTCTCGATCGGCAATGGCGGGCAGCAGCCGTCAGCGGCTGTCTTCGAGCCGGTCGAAGACTTGTCGCCCCAGGAAAAGGCCAAGCGGTTCATTGAGGCCGTTAGGCGCCAACGAAAGAAGGCAGGTTGAGCATGGCGAAGTTCAGGAAGAAGCCGGTCGTGATCGAGGCTTTCGAGTTCCGCGCAGGCGAAGAGCGATACGAGGTGGCGCAGGACGTCAACGACGGACGGGTTCGATATACGGAAGAAGGCACCATGCTCATTCAGACGCTCGAGGGCGTCATGGAGGCCAAGCCGGGCGACTGGATCATTCGCGGCGTGAAAGGCGAACTCTATCCCTGCAAGCCGGACATCTTCGAAGCCACATACGAGCCCGCTGATGGCTGATGCACTCGCCAAAGAAGGTCAGATCTCCTCGGAGAGTGCCGCTCGCGAGGACGGGAAGACCGAGGTCGAGCTGTGGCTGCTGAAGATCGAGGCTGCGAAGGAGGAAGAGAAGACGTGGCGCGACAGCGCGAACCGAGCGTCTGACACGTACGAGGCCGGCAGCGGTGAGAAGCACGATATCCAGTCCGCTTTCAACATCTACCACAGCAACGTGGAGGTCCGCGTTCCCGCGCTGTACAACTCGACGCCTGTTTCCGACGTTCGTCGGCGTTATGAGCCGGAGATGCCCGATCCTCCGGAGATGCCGCCGATCGACGAGAATGCGCCGCCAGAGGCTCAGCAGCAAGCCCAGGCGATCATGGGACAGTTCGAGCAGCGCCGGCGTCAGGTCATGCAGCAGGCCCGCCAGTACAAGCGCGTTGCGGACATCACTGAGCGCTGTCTGGCGTACTCGGTGGATCAATACGACTTCAACGGCACGATGGAGTACGTCGTCCGCGATTCCGAGGTGACCGGCCGTGGCGTGCCTCGCATCCGGTACACGCCGATTGTTGAAGGAGAGTCAATCACCGACCAAAGCGTGCGCGCGGAGCTCGTGACGTGGGATCGGTTCATCCGCGGTCCTGGACTGCTGTGGGAGAAGGTCCCGTTCGTTGCGTTCGCCCACGATCTCTCGCGCGATGAGATTCGCCTGCTGATGCGGGGAGAGAACGACGCTGACAAGCGGCTGGAGGATCTCGGGTTTGGCGGTCTGAGCAGTGAAGGAACAGATTCGGAGAGCGAGAACGACCGGCGGTCGAAGGCGAAGGGCGTCTTGAAGACCATCCCGGTTTATGAGATCTGGTCACGCGGTGAGAAGCGCGAGGTGCTCTTCATCACGCCGCACGACAAGGAGCGTCCGCTGCTTGTCGTGGATGATCCGCTTGGTCTGGCGAACTTCTTCCCGGTACCGAAGCCGCTACAGGCGGTATGGCGCCTCCGGAGCCTGACGCCCGTCTGCCCTTACGACATCTACCGCACCCAGATCGAGGAGATGGATGACCTGACGCGCCGGATTCGCGCGCTGGTGAAGGAGCTCAAGGTCCGCGGCCTTTACGATCCGAAGTACGCGCCCGACTTCGAGGCGCTCAAGGATTGCGAGGACGGCGAGTACATCCCGGCTGGAACGAGCGAGGAGTTCGTCAAAGGCGCCAACCACGGCCTGGCTGATGCCGTGCACCACTGGCCACTTGAGACGATCCTGACGGTACTACAGGGGCTGTATGAGGCCCGCGAGAGCGTCAAGAAGACGATCTACGAGATCATGGGCGTGTCGGACATTCTGCGCGGCACGGTGGACCCGCGCGAGAAGCTCGGGCAGAGCGAGATCAAGGCGCAAGCGGGCAGCCAGCGTTTGAAGCGCGGGCAGGACCGTGTTGCGGCGGTCGCGCGCGAGATCTACCGCATGAAGGCCGAGATCATGCACCGGCTGTTCACGGCCGAGCAGCTGAGCCTGATGAGCGGCTTGGAGGTCGGCCCGGAAGAGATGCGCATCATGCGGACGCAGATGCGGTCCTACTCGATCGACATCGAGACGGATTCGACGGTGCGCGCCGATGTAGGCCGCCGGCAGGAAGAGCTGAACATGTTCCTGCAGGGGACGGCTCAGATCGTCCAGGCAGCCGCGGCGATGGCGCCGGTGATGCCGTTCGCGGTTGCCGCGCTGCTCGAGGTCTTCATCTCGTTTGCCCGCCAGTTCAACCTCGGCAAGGCCGGGGAGGACGCGCTCGACAAGCTGGGCGAGGCTGCCAAGCAACCGCCGGCACCTCAGGACGATGGCAGCGAGGCGGCTGCAGCTGCCGAGGCAGCGAAGCAGGACGAGCGCGAATGGGCGCTCGCGCTCGAGGATCGCAAGGACCAACGCGAAGCGCAACGTCATGAGCGCGAGATCGCGTCGTACGAGCAGAAGGCGCGCTGGGACTTCCAGATGCAGGATCTCACGTTCGCCATCAAGCAGATAGACCTGCGGCGTTCCGAGATCGAGCTGCAGAAGGCTGGCATCGGCCTCGCCGGACAGGAACAGAAGGTTGCTGCCGACGCGGATGCGCGGGAAGAGGACCGCATCGATCGCGCCGTGGCGCGCGAGCAGGACGTTACCGATCGCGACGATGCGCGCGAAGCAGCGCACGAGGACCGCGAGCTCGATCGGCAGGACCGCGTTGAGACGATGGCCGACAAGCGCGAGCTCGCCGGCATTGCGGCCCAGGCAGCCAAGCAGAAGGCGAGCCAGCGCCCCAGCAACGGCAAGGCAACGCGGTGAAGCTATCGCGTGAGGGACGCCGTGCGGCGAAGCTCGAGCTGCAGACAGCGTTGCGCGAGCTGAAGGCAGCGCAGCAGCGGCTGGCAGAGGCTGAGTTCAAACTCAGGAAGGTGACGAATGACGCGCTACGTCTGGCGTGACGGGAAGTTCCGCGACCCGAAGACGGGGAAGCCGATGCCGATGCCGAAGCGCAAGGGCATCTGCAAGCCGATGTACGTGATCAAGGACATGGAACCGTACCAGTCGGTTGTTGAAAACGGCGCGGTGATCGGCGGCCGGTCTCAGCGTCGCGAGGAAATCAAGCGCCTCGCGGACCGCGGCCTGGCGCCATGGGAGCCGATCAACAACCGCCCGCGCGGTCTCATCAACGAAGAGTTCTGCCGCAAGCGCGGCCTCAAGACGGATGAGGCCACGAAGGAGTGGGCGAAGAACAAGCTCGACAGCCAGGCCAAGAAGGCCGCAGCGATCAAGGCACCTGCATGACAATCGAAACCGCTGAGACGACCCAGTCCGCGAGCTCGAGCTCGACGGAGACGACACAGGCTGCCGCCACGCCGGCGAAGGCCGACTTGTCGGCGGCATCGACTGAAACAGAGGACGAGCTGCTGTCGCGCGTCTATGACGAGGCGTCCGAGGAGGACGAATCCGCCGCCGGCGACGACGATGCTCAGAAGGTGGCAAAGGCCGATGGTGGCGGCGCGCCGGAGCGCGACGCGAGCGGCAAATTCGTCTCGAAGAACCCGGAGTTGAAGGCCGACAAGGAGGCAGCACCTGACAAGGTCGTTGCCAAGGAGCCGGCCGACAAGAAGGCGGCGTCAACCGAGAAGGCTCCCGCGGATACGAAGGCCGATCAGTCCAAGGTGGACTATTCCGGCCATCAGCGCGGCTGGTCGGAGGAAGACAAGGCCGAGTTCGCCAAGCTATCGCCCGAAGCGCAGAAGTTCGTCGTTGCGCGTCAGTCGGCCCAGCTCGGCGCGTTGACGAAGGCGCAACAGGACCTCGCCGACCTGCGCAAGTCGGCCGATCCGCTTGTGACTTTGGTGAATGAGCATGCTGAGTATTTCGATGAGCTCTCGGCCGCGTTCAAGTCGACGCCTGCCGACATCATCAAGGGTATTTTGAGTACAGAGCAGGCGCTGCGTCACGGCACCTTCAAACAGAAGCAGGCCGTTCTGATGGGGATGGCTCGTGACTACGGCGTTCCTCTGCAACTGATGGAGCCTGATGACCAGGCGGATCCCTCGCTTCCGACGAGCGAGCATCATCCGATGGTGCACGATCTCCAGCAACAGAATGCACGCCTGCAGGCGCGCCTCGATGCAATCGAGCGCAACACGCAAACGACGGCAAGTGCCAACCTCGAACGGTCTGTCGCGGAATTCGCGGCCACCGTCGACGAGGGTGGGCAGCCGAAGTACCCGCATTTCGAGATCGTTCGAGCTTCGATGGGTCAGATCCTTGCCGATGGCAAAGCATCCACCCTGCCGGAGGCGTACGAGCTCGCAGTCAAGCCGTTGATCGAAGCTGCGAAGCGCGAAGCGACCGCCAGTCGTCAGGCTGAAGAAGCCAGGACGGCCGCGGAGAAGGCGAAGCGCGCCGGCGCGGTGAACGTCAGCACCGCGGCCAAGGCGGTTCAGCGTTTCGCGAGCGAGGATGACATGCTCGCGGACGTATTCGACCGCGCATCGGCCGCCTGATCCCCCTCATAGGAGACTAAAGTCATGGCAGGTCCAAGTGCCGTGTTCACCCAGATGATCACGGCTCAGCATCGTTTCCAGGGCAAGACGATCACCGATCAGGTGATCGAACACAACGCCCTCTGGCGTTTGATGAAAGAGCGCGGCCACATTCGCCGAGAAGTGGATGGCGGCACCGAGATCACTTACCCGATCGCGTACGCTCACAACCAGACGATCATGAACTACACCGACTTCCAGCGCCTCAACCTGAGCCAGAACGACTTCCTGAGCGCCGTGAAGTACGACTGGCGCCAGAAAGCGGCTTATGTGGTGGCTTCCGGCAAGGAGCTCCGCATCAACCGCGGCAAGGGCGCCATGATCAAGCTGGTCAAGGCGAAGAAGGACAACCTGGTTTCGGGCATCGCAAACGCGATGGCGACCGAGGTCTATGGGGATGGTTCGGTTGACGGCTCCATCGGAGGCCTGGACGCGCTCATCACCGAAAGCGGGGAAGGTACTCGCGGAGGCATCCAGGGGACGGCGAGCGTCAATCCGTGGTGGCGCAACAAGGTCCAGGTCGAGGACAATTCGGGCTATTGGGGCACGCCGGACAACGTCAAGCGCTCTCTCAACAAGCTGCACATCAAGTGCACGATCGGCGCCGAGAAACCGGACCTCTACACGCTGACCAACGACCTCTACGAGGTCTACCAAGCGTCACTTCAGGCGCAGCAGCGTTTCATGAGCGTCAAGAAGGCCGAGCTCGGCTTCGAGACGCTGGCGATGACGGATGGTGTGCCGGTTATTCACGACCTCAACGCCAACGGTGGGTTCACCGGCGAGACCGGGTACGCGACCAACTCGAAGTACCTCTACATGATCGAGCACGAAGATGCTCATTGGGGTGCTGAAAACGAGCGGGTGCCGGTCGATCAGGACGGCATCGCCATCCCGTACTTCTGGATGGGCCAGATGGTTTGCACGAGCCTTCGGCATCAGGGCCGGTTCGTCGCTGCGTAAGCGACACTGACAGACAGAGGCTGAGACAGGGGGCGCTTCGGCGCCCCTTCGCATATCCCCATCCATCGGAGAAACCCAATGTACTACAGCAAGAATCACCTCGGTGCGAACACCACGCACCGCACGACCTACAAGGAACATGCGCTGGGCGTCACCGAATTCGCGAACGCCAACCAGCTGATTGGCTACGGCCAGGCCGCGGGGTCCATTTCGGCTGGGCCTTGCGAGTTCGATCCCAACAGCGGCGTCATTTCATCGGGTGCGGGTTGGTACGCTGATGCTGCCTTCGCCTCTGGAGAGTACGGCTGGGTCCGCCAGTCGGCAGAGGACGAGGTTGTCATCCCGTTCTACGCACTCTCGGCCAACGGTGGCGATGCCGCGACGGCCACGATCGTGGCGCCGTTCAACTTCCGCATAAAGCGGATCGACACCGTGCTGTTGGGCGGCGCGCTCGCCAGCGGCAACTTCGTGCTGACAACGAAGATCGCCGGCGTCGACGTCACCGACGGTGTTGTGACCGTCACGCAGGCCGGTTCTGCCGCAGGCGACAAGGACAGTGCAACGCCGACGGCCGCCAACACCGGCGATCAGGGCGCCACGATCACGCTGGTCGGCAGTGGTTCTTCGACCGGCAGCCGAACCATCAACGGCTTCGTGACGCTGCAGCGCGTCTGATCTGGAGCCCATGCAGCGGGGTGACGGGCGTTCCCGTCACCCATTACCCTTCGAGGAATTCATGAGCTCCGACATCCAGATCAAGAACGACATCGCGATCAAGATCCACGGCTTCGAGACGCATTACCGCCGCTCATCATCGACTGGCGAACTCGAAGAGTTCGATGTGATCACGTACTCGCCGCAGGGCGACAGCAAGACGGTCATCATCCGCGAAGTCCGCAAGATGATGAAGGTCCGGCCGCTCGAGGAGTGCGGCGACAATATCGCGTCGCTGATTGCTCTCAAGCTCTGGCAGCGCGTCCAGCCGGACTACGATCATTGGAAGAAGAACAATGCCATGCCCGAGAGCGGCACGCCGCTGGGCGCTTGGCCCGCTGTGACGCCGGCCCAGGCGGCAGTTCTGAAGCAGTCAGGCCTGACCTCGATCGAGGAGGTGGCCAACGCCTCGGACATCGTCATCATGAAGACCGGGCTTGCCAACGCCCTCGCTCTTCGGGATCTGGCGAAGAAGTTCCTCGCCGCCGAGACGACCGCCGGCGACGCTGCTCGGATGGCCAAGCTCGAACAGGACAATGCGGAGCTCAAAGAGCAGTTGAAGGAGATGATGGCGCTGATGCAGGAGATGACCCGTCCTGAGCCTGCGTCGACGGAAGACACGCCGGCGCCTGCGGCGACGGGTAGCCGGAGAAGCGCTGGCAGAGCAGCTGCCTGATGCCGCTCTACCTGGACACCGAGTTCAACGGCTTTAAGGGCGAGTTGATTTCGCTCGCCCTGGCGTCAACCGACGGCGATCACTTCTACGCGGTCCTTCCGCCGCCGCGCGACGTCCACCCGTGGGTGGCAGAGCACGTACTGCCAATCTTGGCGAGCGATCCGGTTGACCACGACGCGTTTCAGGGCGCGCTCTGGGCCTATCTCCAACGCCACCAGGGAGAGACGATTTATGCGGACTGGCCGGAGGACTTCGCGCACCTCATGCAGTCGCTGTGCCTGCCAGGAGGCATTGCGCCGAGGCTGGAGCTGCAAATGAGACTTATACAGTCCGGCCCGCTTTCGCCTGCCAATCCTCATAACGCTCTGTCTGACGCGCTAGCGCTGATGGAGTGGCACGTCGATCGGCTTTGTGAGGTCGTCGTATGATCCGCTCGACGATCCTCGAGTTGGTGATTGACGTCGCCGACCAACTCGGCCTGCAGCGCCCGTTGACGCTCTTCGGAGCGTACAACGAGGGCGACGTCAGCGATAGGAAGCTGCTGCGCGCGCTGACGCAGACCTGTCGGCATCTCGCCGCCGACTTCGATTGGCAGGTCCTGCAGGAGCGGCATTCGTTCACGACGATCGCAGCCGAGATACAGACGGCTGGATTGCCGGCCGACTTCGATCGCGCGGTGCTCGATACGGCGTGGGACGAGACGTTGCGCCGGCGCCTGTGCGGCCCTCTGAATGCTCAGGAGTGGGCTGAGGCGAAGTCTGGCACGATCGGCCGGATCGAGCCTGCGTTCGCGATCATGGGCGACACGTACCGGTTGTCGCCGACGCCACTGGCGGGCAGCACGATCGCCTTCACGTATATCCGCAAAGCGATCGGCAAGAACGACGACGGCGATCTGCTCGCGCGCTTTGCGGCTGACACTGATACGACGCTCTGGGATGACGAGTTGATCACCCTCGGCATGGTGATGAACCACCTGAAGAACGACCATGAGGCCTACGCGTCCGAGCAGCTCGACTTCGAGAAGATGAAGGCGGACTGGATCAAGCGCGATGGTGGCGGCCGCGTGCTGCGCATGGGCGGGGCGGCAAAGAGTTCAGACGACATGGTGCGGCGGATGAAGTCCGCGGCGCTGATCGTTCCGGAGAGCTGACGGTGGCGATCGTCCGTCCGCCGGCGCACGCTGCCAAGAGTGCAGTCCGCGATCGGGAGCGCTCGGCGCCGATCAAAGGGCTCAACTCGGCCGATTTGATCACCGATATCGGCGATGGTTACGCCCAGGTCGCCGATAACTGGATCTGTCGGGCCGACGGCTTGCATGTCCGGAAGGGTTACACGGTCGCGCAGACGCTCGGATCCCCAATCACCTCGCTGAACTGGTATCCGGGCAGCGTGGTGGCCCGGACGGACGGCGACTGGATGGGCGACGTTGTCGCGAACGCCGGCGGCCGCTTCCTTGTCATCGGGCGGAACGGTGCCGCGCCGCTCAAGTACGACGGATCGAGTTTCACGACGGCCGTGATCACAGGCGTCGACAGCACGAAGCTCTCGATGTTCCGCTGGCACGTCCGCCGACTGTGGGCGATCGAGCACGGGACGCTCAATCTCTGGTATCTGGACGCGGATGCGATCGGCGGTCCAGCGAGGCTTCTGCCGCTGCAGGCGTTGGCGCGCCGTGGTGGCGAGCTCGTCTCGATCGCGTCGATGAAGATGGACGGCGGCGACGGCCCGGAAGACCGGCTGGCGATCATCACCAGCGAGGGCGAGCTGATCATCTTCTCCGGCTCCAATCCGAACGATAGTGCGACATGGTCTCTGGTCGGCGTGTACACTGTGCCGCCGCCGGTCGGGAAGCGGTGCTTTGCCCCTTACGGCACCGGCGTGACGCTGCTGACCGTCAAGGGCCTGCTGTCGGTTCCGCAGGTGTTGTCATCTGCTGCCAGCGGCAAGCCACTCATCGCGCTGTCGCGCAACATCACGCCGACGCTGGAGCCTCTGTCACCCTCTGCCGTGATCGACAGCGAGCACGCGGAAGTGACGATCGTGCACGCCGGATCGGTCCAGTACGTCAGGGACGCCGAGACCAAGGGCTGGACGAGGTGGACCGGCCTCAACGCCTCGCACTGGCTCGATACCCCTGAGGGTCTGTTCTTTGTGAGCGGCAACCAGGTGCGCCAGTACGATGGCGGGATAGACGGCGAGCAGGCGGTGAAGACGGTTGTCATCGATGGCGCCGATCGGTTCGGGGTGAGCGGTAAGAAGACGTTCCGCAGGATCAAGCCGATCTACAAGATCGCGCAGCCGTACCGCGCGCGCATCGAGTTCCTGCCGGACTATCGTGACGTCCCTGCTTCCTGGGAGGCGGCGTCGATCAACTCGAAATACTGGTTCTGGGAAGACATCACCTGGCCGTCGCAGCCG